GATCGCCTTTAACCTTTTGGTTAGTGATCGTTTAGGTGCAGGCAAGCGCATCCCTAGGGACACAATTGATCGGGATGCAATGGTGATTGCAGCCAAATTCTGCCGCGCAAACGGTTTTCGGTTTGATGGTGTTGTTGGCGACCGTGTTGGCTTGCGGAAGTTTATTCAAACCAACGCAGCATTTAATTTGCTTGATTTCACTATTGTTGGCGGCAAGTTTTCTTTGACGCCTTCTGTCCCATACAACCCCGCAACATTTTTGATTGAGCCAGCGCAAGACATTACAAAAAATGTTAAGGCTCTGTTTACTGACGGGAACATGAAAGATATGCAGGTAAGTTTTCTGCCGACGCAAGAACGTCAGTTATTTAAAGCGACAGTTACTTACAGGCGAGAAGAGGAAAACGGGTTTTCGTCGCAGCGGATGACTCAGATACGTTTTAAAGATATTGACGGCGGTTCTGATGCAGACCCTGAGGAGTTTATAGATCTCACAAGCTTTTGCACTAGCGTCAAACACGCCAAGCGACTTGCTCAACATAAGCTGTTGTTGCGCAAGCACAGTGAACACGACATCCAATTCAAAACGACACCTAGTTCCGCTCTTGGCTTAAGTGTTGGTGATTACATCAAAGTGATCTCAAACTCGTCACACACGAGCCGTTTTAATAACGGCAGTGTCGACCAGTTCGGTGGCGTCACTTCAACTACAACACTTGCTGATGGCACGTACACGGTCTTCTTCTGGCGGCCAGGCCAAACGCAGGTCGTTGAGGGTCAATTGCAAATAGCAGACGGCAAGACAGGCGACCAGACCTTCTTTGGGTCAATTTTCACCATTAAGATGCAGAACCAGCAAAAACGCATTTATCGGCTAACAAGCCTAACTATTGACGACGGAGGCTTTGTGGAGATTAGTGGTAGTTTTCAGAAAGTAGACCAGGCCGGCAGGTTGGCTATTCTGAATCCTGAAAACGCGCTGTTCGACGTTACGGACTAATGGCTGCAGTAAGTTTCCCAGCATTGGTCCCCAGCAGCCGCTCTTACGCGCCAGGGATATTCCCTGAGCAGCAGTTTCAGTCCCAGAACGGTGCGGTCATTCGGGTCCGTTACGGCAACCAGCGATACAGCAGCAGCTTGTCTCTGACGTTCGCAAACATCACTGATGCAAACGCTGCTTTGATTTTGCAGAATTTTGTGGACGTGATGGACGATGACAATTACGCAGAGTTCAGCGCAAGCAATGTTGCTGGTGGTGCAGCTACTGAACTTGTCCCGTGGATTAGAGAAACGAATAGCCTGCTGAAATGGAAGTACGCATCACCGCCATCAGTCGCAAGCGTTAAGCCAGGATTGAGTACAGTGACTTGTGAGTTCATTGGCGAGCTTGAGGGTGTCTGACCATGGCTAGGTATTACGCGGGTCAAGACGGCAGTGTCGAGCTTGGGGGCAACGCAGTAGCCAAGGTTGTGCAATGGTCGCTGGCTGCCAACACCGATGCACTAGAGGTGACAACTTTGAGTGAAGACGTAAGGGCTTTCACGGCTGGTCTTCGCACTGCCTCTGGTTCGCTAACTGTTCTGTATTACGACGACGCGCCCGTAAACTTATTGAATCAGGTCAACCAGGACACAGATGCAGATGCTGCGATCACAGCTACGGCACGGCTGAAGTTAAAGTTCGACACTAAATTTTTTGAGTTTGATGCGGTGTTGACCGGTGCTGAGTTGTCTTGTGTTGTGGGTGAAGTCATGCGGGTAAACGTGAGCTACACCATGAGCGGCGATTTCGTCAGCAAGTCACTATGACCGTCTTTGTAGGCAACTCAGGAGTCGTCAAGCTGCGGCGTAGCACGCCAGATCGCACGTTTGAAAGCACAGTAGATCCAAGCGACGTAAACACAACCAAAGACCGTTTCAGCTTTGATTTCCCGGCTGAAATGTTGCTTACTGGTGATTTGTTAGAAATCAAAAGCACAGATGGCGTGAACCTAGCTTTTATTGACGCAGCTGGCTGGGCCGGAGGTAGTCAACTCCCTGACGGTAACTGGTATATCAACGTCGACGAGCTTGGCGGCGTTCGTTTGTATGACACGTTTTCCGATGCTCTTGAAGGGTCAGCAACAGGTCAAGTGGCCTTAGCAGCAATCAGCACCGCCATAAAAATTGAGGTCAGGAGCGTTCAAAGCGCCTACAACATTTTGGGGCTAGTGCGAAATTTTGAGCTAAACAATGACCGCGAAGTAATTGACATAACTGTTTTGGGAGAGGAGTTTCGCAGGAAAGAAAGCAGTTTAATTAGCGGCAACGGAAGTATCGAGTGCCAATTTCATTATGACCCTGATGTAGCTGGCGCGGGTATAACTGGAGACGTAGATGTCCCTTCGTACTTGCATGAGCTGATTTTGCGTCAAAAATTAGGAGCAGAATTTGATGGTGAGCTTTATATCGTTAACAGAGGCAGCAATGCGGACGCTACTACTGACCAGCTTTATTTTGAGTTTAAGGGAATAGTTACTGGCGCTGCAGTCGGGTTAGGCACTGGAACGCTGACGGTTTCCACTTTTCAGTTTTTGACAACGGGGCCAATCGCCATAAAGTTTGGCCAGACTGGGTTGGGATATGCGTTGAAGGAACAAGACGCGGATCGCATTCTGCTTGAGCAGCCTGGAAGCGGTAAGCTAGAGCTTGAAGATTGATCCTGTAGGGGCTTCAGGTAATGGCAGATCAGAAGATCACCGCCCTGACTGAACTTGCCGAAGCAGACGTTGCTTCGACTGACGTTCTGCCAATTGCTGACGTAAGTGCGAGCGAGACCAAAAAAGTCAGTGTCAAGAGCCTGGTTGAGCAGGGCGTTGATTTAATTGATGACGCCAGCATCCCGGCGGCAAAATTATCAGCGATCAGCCCTAGCTCGCTTGGAAGCAGCTCTGGGGCTAAAGAATTTATTGCCGGGCCTACTGGCGCAGGCGGCGCGTATTCCTCAAGAGTCATTGCTGCTACTGACCTGCCTGCAGCGACGGCATCTGCTCTTGGCGGTGCGGCGGCTGGCACTGGCCTGACATCTACCTCTGGAACGTTTTCCGTTGACCCTGCAACTACTTCAAACCTTGGCGGGATTAGCGTTCCAAGCGCCTCTGGCTTAAGCGTTGATAGCAATGGTGCTGTATCGCACCAATCCAGCGTCACTGGTCAAACTAAAAACGGCGTTACGGTCAACGCGTCTGGGCACATTACTGCCGTTGGCAGCATTGCAGCAGCTGACTTGCCTAAGGCAACTACCTCTAATGTTGGCGGTGTTTTTATTGGCAGTGGCCTGAGCGTCACCGGCAGCGGGCAGCTCAACCATACCGACAGCATTACGGGGGGAACCACAAGCGGAATTACTTACAACGATGAAGGTCACATAACTGCAATCACTGCACTGGTTGCGAGTGATTTGCCTGCGGGCACGGCAAGCGCAAAGGGGGCGGTTTCAATCCCCTCTGGAGCGTTATCGGTTAACACCGCTGGCGCGTTGACGCACGACACATCCGGTATTACCGCTGGGACTTATCCTAAGGTCACAGTTGATTCGCGTGGTCACATAACAGCAGGTGCCACTCTGTCTGCTTCTGATATTCCTGACATCAGCGCAGCAAAGCTGACATCAGGAACGATTGAAACAGCCCGAATCGCAAACGACGCTGTAACCGGCGGCAAACTTGCTGATAATTCTGTTACAAGATTTGCGGGGGCCCCTGATACAAATGGAGTCGTTAATTTCGGAACAGCTGATTTTGACGGGCAGTTTTTATACGACTCGACAAACGAAAATCTGTATATTTTTGACGGAAACGCTTTCAAGTCGATTGACATTGTTAGCGGAGAAATTGTTTTCGCCGGAACTTACAATGCGGACACAAACCTTGTCGCCTCAGTAACTGCTAAAGGCACCGCAATCGGCTTGACTGTCGGGCAAGCTTTGATTTCGCCTGCTTCAAGCAACCTCAATCATTATCTAACTGTCAGTGTTTCAGGTACTGGTAGCGGAAATGCACCGTCAGAAGCACTTGCACCGCCAGATTTTCTGATTTCTACGGGGGACAGCTGGCAAGTTCTTGACTTGTCAACGGCGTTGGCTGCTACGTCTGCAAGCAATGTTTCATTTAGCGCCACTGGAAACATTGCGGCAACCAATGTTCAAACTGCAATCGCAGAACTCGACACTGAAAAAGCATCGTTATCGGGTCCAACCTTTACGGGGTCGACAACATTTAGCGGCAATGTGACTCTTGGCACGTCGTCTTCGCTGGTATTTGAAGGCAGCTCTGCCGATGATTTCGAGACTACTTTTGCAATTACAGACCCTACGGCTGACCGCACAATCACGTTTCCTGATGTTTCAGGCACGCTGGTAACGACAGGTGATGCAGGCTCGGTTACTAATGCAATGTTGGCTGGCAGCATCGCGCTGACTAAGCTGGCAAACCTGACTTCAGGCCGGTTGATTGTCGGCAACGGCAGCAACGTGCCAACGGCGGTCGCATTGTCTGGCGATGCAACGCTTTCAAATACTGGCGCGTTGACTATTGCTGATGACGCTGTTACCGCAGCAAAGCTAGCTGATACATCGGTTACTGCTGCTGCTTATACAAACGCAAGCATTACGGTTGACGCGCAAGGGAGAATCACGGCTGCATCAAACGGGACTGCCCCCGGCATTGCCAACATAGTCTCGGACACTACACCGCAACTGGGCGGCAACCTTGATGTTAATGGCAAGGACATTGTCAGCGTCAGCGATGGTGACATTGAGCTTGATCCAGACGGTTCAGGCCAAGTCATTTTTAAGGGCAATTCAACTCGTGGTTCTGGGCAGATCAAGCTGAATTGCGAGCAAAACTCTCACGGAATTCTTCTGAAAGGTCCGCCGCATAGCGCGGCAGCTTCCTACACCTTGACGCTCCCGAACAACACAGGCAGCAACGGCGATGTTTTGCAGACTGACGGCAGCGGCACAACATCTTGGACAACACCGACCACGGGTGGCATTAGCCTGGGGCTAGCACTTGCGCTAAGCTAAAAGCATGGCTGAAACCTTTAACAACGCATCGGTCAAGCTGTCGGGAACGTCAGCGACTGACATCTATCAAGCGCCAACAAGTGCTTCAAGTGATCGGGCGATTATTTTAAGTTGCCTGATTGCAAATGTAGACGGCAGTTCAGCGGCAACCATAACCGTTGCTTTGACTGACGGATCAGACTCAGTATTAAGCACCTTGGCAAGCACAATCACAGTTCCGGCTGATGCTTCTTTAGAGATTGTTGCTAATAAAATTGTTCTTAAGCAGTCGCAAAAAATAAGAGCAACCGCCAGTGCGGGCGGTGATTTAGAAGTCACTTTATCCGCTCTGGAGATTACTTAATGGCAAGGGGTTTTGCGGGATACACTGGTGCTTTGGCTTCGAGCACTACCTCAGAAGTAACACGCGTCGGTGCTTGGACTTTGCAGGAAGTTTATGAAGCTGCGTTGATTGATAAGTGGCCGGCTGCGGTAAGCCAGGAAAGTGTTCAATATCTTGTTATTGCCGGTGGTGGTGGTGGGGGCAGCACTTACTACGGAGGCAGTGGCGGAGGTGCTGGAGGTTATCGCTCTTCATGTGAAGACGATTCTGTTTCTGGCGGCGGAGGCGCTGTTGAGTCTGTTTTTACACTAGCTACCAGTACCAATTACACCGTGACCGTTGGGGCTGGCGGTGCCTTGAACACTTCTGGCAGTAATAGCGTTTTTGCAACTGTGACATCTACCGGCGGTGGAAAAGGTGTTGATCGCGATGCTGGAATTGCTGGCGGTTCAGGCTCAGGCGGTTCAACAACAACTGGTGGCGCTGGGACAGCAAACCAAGGCTATGCGGGCGGCAATGGCAATGGGACTGGAGCAGGCGCTCATGCTGGCGGTGGCGGTGGTGCTGGGGAAGTTGGCGCGGCTGGCAATGTGTCAACGGGTGGCGATGGTGTGGCCAGCCTTATCACTGGTAGCTCTGTAACTAGAGCTGGTGGCGGTGGCGGCGGTTCTTATCTAGGCGCTGGCGGAAGAGCTGGCGGCGCTGGCGGTGGCGGAACAAGTGCTTCAACTTCAGCAGTGGGGACAGCTGGGACGGCAAATACTGGCAGTGGTGGGGGTGGTGGCAACTACGATGGAACGAACAACTATGTGGGAGGTGCCGGAGGGAGCGGGGTCGTAATTCTCAAATACGCAGCCTCACGGACTCTGACGATTGACGCAGGGCTAACTAGCTCAACAACTACGAGTGGAGCTTTTAAAATTACAACTTTTACCGCAGGCACCGGCCCTGTTTCTTTTAGTTGAATCAATGGCACATTACGCATTCCTTGACGAAAACAATTTAGT